TACAATCGGACCCATTAATGATAGAGCTTAATTATGTCAGGAGTTTCAATTTACACATACACAACTTTAAAACAAGCAATCAAAGATTATACTGAGGTTGACGATTCTGTATTTACAACAACTATCTTAGATGGTTTTATAATGGCTGCTGAGTATAGAATTAATAATGAGTTACCTATGGACTCAGATAGATTTGTACAAGAAGGTACACTATCTACAGATAATAATACTATAAATGTACCAGCTGGTGCTTTGTTTATTAGAGGTATTGAAGTATTTAACTCAACGGCAAACACTACAGGAAATGGTAGTTGGTTAGAAAAAAAAGATCAAACATACTTATCTGAATATACCGATAGATTAACTGGTCCTGAAGGTGATTTAACTGCACAAGATGTAACCGGTTTTCCAAAATACTACGCTATGTTTGGTGGTGCTACACTTAAAACAGACACTACATCTGGAGGACTATATATAGCTCCTACACCGGATGCAGCTTACAAATTCAGAGTATATTATAACAAAATGCCGGTAGGACTTGGTTCAGGTGGTGATGGTAATTCTACTACATATATAAGTAATTACTTCCCACAAGGATTATTATACGCTTGTTTAGTAGAAGCATTTGGATTCTTAAAAGGTCCAATGGAGATGTTGACACTCTACGAGAATAAGTATAAAACATCAATACAACAGTTTGCAGGAATGCAAATTGGGAGAAGAAGAAGAGACGATTACACTGATGGAACTATCAGAATACCGGTCAAATCACCTTCACCCTAAACTAGGAGAAAAAAATTATGTCAATAGCATCAGCAGTTTGTAATAGCTTTAAACAAGAAATTTTAGTTGGTACCCACAACTTTACTGCATCATCTGGAAACGCTTTTAAATTAGCTATGTACACAAGTTCAGCATCTTTAGGTGCAGGCACTACAGCTTACGCATCAACAAACGAAATATCTAATACATCTGGATCAGCTTATTCAGCTGGTGGAAAAACAATTGTTAGTGTTACCCCTGCCTTAGATGGTACGGTTGCAGTTTGTGATTTTGCAGATATTAGTTTTACTTCTGCTTCATTTACAGCAAATGGATGTTTAATTTATAATGATACACAAGCAGACAAAGCAGTTTGTGTTGTTGCTTTTGGTGGTGACAAAACTGTATCAAGTGGAACTTTCACAATTCAATTTCCCGCAGCAGCAGCTTCAACAGCAATCGTCAGGATAGCATAAGGAGGTAGTTCCTTATGTCAATTGCCAAGACATTTACCGTAACGGTAGTCAGTACCGGTTCAGGAAATAAATATTTTATAGATGGTGTTCAACAAGACACAATAATGATAGGCGCAGGCCTTATTTATAAATTTGATCAATCAGATAGTTCTAATAATAGTCACCCCTTAAGATTTTCAAGCGACAGTGGAAATTCAACTCCTTATACAACTGGTGTAACTGCTTCAGGTACTCCTGGACAAGTTGGAGCTTACACTCAAATAGATGTTCAAAATGGTGCACCATCAACTTTATATTATTATTGTACTAATCACTCAGGAATGGGCGGACAAGCAAACACAGATGGTTGGGGACGTTCTTATTGGGGACAAGCAGATTATGGCGACACCAATATAATAACACAAGGTTGGGGAAGACTTGGTTGGGGATCACAAAGTTATGGAGATGCACCTACAGTTACTCTTTCAGGACAACAAGCAACAACAGGGTTAGGTTCATTAACAGTAGAATTAAGACCTGGTTGGGGTACTTTAGATTGGGGTGAAAATGGTTGGGGTAGTGTAGAAGAAGGTATAGAAGTTTTAACAGGGCAACAAGCAACTTCAGCCGTAGGTTCAATCACTCCAGCAGATGTAATAGGATTAACTGGTCAAGGTGCAACATCAAATGTTGGTGCTTTTACTTTTGTCATATCACCGACAATTACATTAACCGGTCAAGTAGGTACATCTTCTGAAGGACAGTTAAGTTTAAATAATGGTTCAGATCATACTCAAGGATTAGCAACTTTAGTTGCAACATCAGCCGTAGGTTCTATTGCTCCTGCTGATGTAATGGGTTTAACAGGAATAGTTGCAACTTCAGGGGTTGGATCAATTACAACAAATGCAGAAGACTTAATAAATGTATCTGGTGTTCAAGCGACAAGTGCAGTAGGTTCAATTGTACCTGATGGAATGGCTTTAGGTATTACAGGTGTTCAAGCAACAAGTGCAGTAGGTGCTATTTCTCCTTCAGATGTAATGGGGTTAATTGGACAAGAAGCAGTGTCTAGTGTAGGAGAGCTTATTGTACTAGGATATCAAGATGTTAATATTGTAGGAAATACTAATTATTCTAATGTTGACGTTGTAGGCGAAACATCGTATACAGATGTAACACACGTAGCTTAGGAGAACAAAATTATGGCATCAACTTTTACAGATCTTGGTTTAGAATTAATGGCAACCGGCGAAAATGCTGGTACTTGGGGAACAAAAACAAACGCAAATTTAAGTCTTGTAGAACAACTTACGGGTGGGTATTTATCTTTAGCTGTTGCAGGATCAGGAACTACAGCTTTAACAATAGCAGATGGTGCTTTAACCGGTACTGCTCAACAAAGAGTTATAGAATTAACGGGTGCTCTTACAGGATCAAGAATTTTAACATTACCTCTTCTTACAGAAAATTTTTATTTTATTAAAAATAGCACTACGAATGCAGAAACATTACAACTTAAAGCAGTTTCTGGTTCAGGTGCAACAGTTACTTGGACAGCAAGTGAAAAAACTTGGAAAATTATTTATGTAGATGGTGTTGCAACTAACACAGGTGTTTACGAAATACCCCTAGGAGATGCTAATGAAGTAACTCTTACAGGAACACAGACTTTAACAAACAAAACTTTAACAGCACCTAAAATTGGAACTTCTATTTTAGATACTAATGGAAATGAATTAATGCTTTTAACAGCTACAGGTTCAGCCGTTAATGAAATTACTATAGCTAACGCAGGTACAGGAGTTACGGGACCAGTTATTTCAGCAACAGGTGAAACTAATGTTGGTATAAATATTAATCCTAAAGGAACAGGAGTTTTTAGATCAGGAACAGCTGCAGTTCAAATTGCAGGAAAAGAAACTATGTGGGTTCCAGCTTCAGCTATGTATGCAACAACAACTGCAGGTGCCGCAGCCGCACAAATAGAAACAACAGCTTTAAGACCAGACATGAAAGTCATGGATTTTGCAGATACTGCAGATGACCATGCACAATTTTCAGTAGCTTTTCCTAAATCATGGAATGAAGGAACAATTACTTACCAATGTTTTTGGACACCAAGCACTACAAATACAGGAGACTGTATATTTGGATTACAAGGTGTAGCATGTGGTGATAGTGATACTATTGACGCTGCTTTTGGAACAGCAGTAAATATTACAGATGCTGGTATAGGAACAGTAGAAGATCAACAAGTTTCAGCAGAAAGTTCTGCAGTTACAATTGCAGGATCTCCTGCAGTAGATCAACAAACTTACTTTCAAATATTTAGAGATGCAAACGCAGGTGCGGATACGTATACCGGAGTAGCTAGACTTTTAGGTATTAAAATATTCTTTACTACTGATGCAGCTAACGACGCATAAGGAATTTAGATATGAGAGATTTAAAAAACAAACTTACATCAGGTAAGAACACAAAAAATATTAAAAATACAAAAGGCAAATCTTTTGGTTATCAAGTTTTAGGATTTGGTTCTGGAGGAAGAGCTGATTACGTACCATTCACAGCAGATTTTCTAGTAGTAGCCGGTGGTGGTGGAGGTTCAAATACTAGTGCAGGTGGTGGTGGAGGAGCTGGGGGTTTAGCTTACTCATTTTCTAATCCAGCCGCTGCAGGAGTACCTTTTTTAGTAGAGACAACTTACGCAATTACAATTGGTGCTGGTGGTGCAGCAGGTCGAGGTCAAGGTGGTGCTGGTGCAAATTCAGTAATGGCTTATAATGGTGGATCACGTACAACTTATGGTGGTGGTCGTGGTGGTGATGCACATAGTGATAGTTCAAATGGTTATATATCCGGTGGTTCAGGTGGTGGTGGAGGTGGTGGAAGTCCTTATCCTGCTTGGGATGGAGGAGCCGGTAATACACCTGCTACTCCTACTGCAGATGGTGGACCTCAAGGTAGTCCTGGTGGAATGGGTTATATTAGTATTCCAGGACCTAGTGGACCCGGTCAAGCTGCCGGTGGTGGTGGTGGAGCAACTGCTGATGGTGGAGATGGTGTCAGTGGTCAAGCAGGTGTTGGTGGTGCAGGTAGAGAAAGTTCAATTACAGGTTCAGCAGTAACATACGCAGGAGGTGGAGGTGGTGGTTCAAATGCAACTACTTCTTTTGGAGCTGGTGGAGCCGGAGGTGGTGGAATAGGTGGTGGTGGAAGTCCTTATCCTCAACAAGCTGGAAGTGGTGTAGCAAATACTGGTGGTGGTGGAGGTGGTACTAGTGGACCAGGTGGACCAACAGGTATTTCTGCAGGAGCTGGTGGATCAGGGGTTGTTATAATTAGATCACCTGC